GTTAACGGTCTAGAAAAATTCTCGGATGTCAAGACACTATTTGGCAAAGGTTGTCCTATTCATGTTCGCGGATCTTTGATATACAATCATCTCATCAAGTCCAAGAAGCTAGAAAAGAAGTATCAGTTGATCAAAGAAGGTGAGAAGATCAAATTCATCTATCTGATTGAACCAAATACTATTCAGTCTAATGTCATTTCGTTCACTGGCATTTTGCCAGAAGAACTTGACATTAAGAAGTACATTGACTATAATACACAGTTCAACAAGTCTTTCGTGGAACCATTGAAGATTATTCTTGATAGCATTGGCTGGAAGACAGAACACGTTTCATCATTAGAGGATTTTTTCGCATGACAAAAGAAGATTATGACGATTTTCATAAAGTGCTAGAAGATATTGTAGCTTCTAGAAAGTATCTTGATGGTGCTTCTCGGCCTTGGGGTCGTTGGTTTGTTCTTGATGTTGATCAAGGCTACAAGGTAAAGAAGCTAGAGATTTTGCCAGATCAGGCCATTTCTCTACAGTATCACAACCATCGCAGTGAACATTGGACGATTGTACAAGGCGAAGGCAAAGTTATTGTTGATGGCAACATCTTTACTGTTCGTAAAGGCGAGTCATTCCATGTACCAAAACTTGCAATGCACAAGATCACGAATACTCATCTAACTGAAACTTTGATTGCAATTGAGGTTCAGATGGGTGATATCTGTAACGAAGATGATATCGTGAGGTGCTGAATGGACGAATTTAAACTTTTGAGCGAAAATGAATTTGTTCCTATAGAAAGAGAGGAACATAAACACATATGTCAGCTTAATGAGAATATGACTTTTGAGTTAAAAGAAACGCCTGAAGGTGGAATTCAATATGTTCTCATTCGAAACATTCTTAAACATCCTGATGACTTCGTAACGTTTGTTAAACGACATCCTGCATATGGTGGAAAATTAAAAACGTATATACCTGGGTTTAGACAGTTTTTTAGTACAACCGAATTTATGTTTCTACATCAGTTTTGGTCTGCTCTATATAAGAAAACAACAGGCAAAGATACAAGCTTTTGGAACTGGGCATCATGTTCAAACATCTGCTATCCTGGTATGGTAGGAGATGTCGAACCTCATGCCGATCTCGCGCCTTATGTAGGCAGTTTATGGCTCATGAAAGATATGCCAGATACAGGAACGGCATTTTTCAAATTTAAACATGACGGTAAAGTTTACTACAATAAACATGACTTGCCTAAGGGAATGTATGAAACGTCACCTATATTCAAGTCTGACGCAAGATCATTCCGTTCTTGGTATGATCTAGAAAAGAATGAGCGATACGAGAGAATCTATGTAACTGGGTCTGAATATAACACTGCTGTTTTTTACTCAGGACACTATTTTCATAACACGACTTTACGCCCTGATAAATATCCAAATAAGGTACGATATTCTTTTCTTTCGTTTCTTGAAGATGAAACGGTAAGAAAGAAGTTCCAATGAGATAAGGAGATTCTTATCTCACTAACATTAAGGAGAAACTTAAATGAATAATATGTTTAACTCCCTACTTAAGGAGATTGATAATGAGTATGCAGGAATTGCAGACGAAGGTGTTGAGGCTGGTGACGTTACTGGTTTCATTGGTACTGGTAGCTATAGCCTCAATGCTCTTTTATCTGGCTCTATCTACGGTGGGTTACCTGCAAATAAAGTCACTGCACTCGCTGGTGAACCCTCAACCGGCAAGACCTTTTACGCAATCAATATCGTGCGACAGTTCCTCCGTGACAATACCGAAGGATTCGTCTTCTACTTTGAATCAGAATCCGCAATATCTAAGCAGATGCTTACTGACAGGGGTATTGACACAAAGAGAGTTGCGGTCGTGCCAGTCGCTACTATCCAGGAATTCCGCACTCAAGCCGTAAAGATTCTCGACAAGTATATTGAAGACAAGGAAAAGAAAGATCGTCCTCCGATGCTCTTTGTTCTTGACTCGCTTGGCAATCTTTCTACTGACAAAGAAATGCAAGACATTGCAGACGGTAAGGACACACGCGACATGACACGCGCTCAGTTGGTTCGTGGTGCATTCCGTGTTCTCACTCTCAAGCTTGGTAAGGCTAAGGTGCCACTCATCGTGACCAATCACGTTTATGATGTAGTCGGCTCTTATGTGCCAACGAAGAAGATGGGCGGTGGTTCTGGTCTTGAATATGCTGCATCGACTATTCTATTCTTGTCAAAGAAGAAGGACAAGGATAAGGACAATCAAGTGACTGGTGCAATCATTACAGCCAATCTCAAGAAGGCTCGTTTGACGATTGAGAACAAGAAGGTCGAAACTCTGCTCGACTATTCTGACGGTCTTGATCCATACTACGGTCTAGTCGATTTGGCTGAGAAGTTTGAAATCATCAAGAAGGTTTCTACTCGGTATGAATTGCCAAATGGAATAAAAGTATTTGAGTCCGCTATTCTCAAAGAGCCTGAGAAGTATTTTACCAAGGACATTCTGGATCAGATTGACGAAGCTTGTAAGAATGAGTTCCTCTACGGTAAGTCTAATGTCACAACTGCGGAAGAAGGAGAAAAAGAATGATTGTAGGACAAGATTTTCGTTTTCGTGATGATATGAAAGAAGACACTGTTCCCATTGAAATCTTGACTAAGCCCTACAATGGTGTTATACTTCGCTTTACAGAAGTTGCGGTACAAGAGTTGGAAGACGGTACTGCAAAGGTCAAGTTTCAGTATGATCTCTACGCAATGGGTGATCACACTGAAACAAGTTTGAGAAAAGATGTCAAATTTACAGAATTTGCAGGTCTTATTTTAAATACGATTATTTTGGAAGCGGCGGAGAATCCTGATAATGAAGTTGGAACAGACAATACTACGGAATTTGTTGAGGAATGAAGACTATACTCGTAAGGTTCTTCCCTTCATCAAGGACGAATATTTTACCGTAGAAGAAGATCGTGTTCTCTATAAGGAGATCAAGAACTTTGTTCTCAAGTACAATAAAACTCCAACTCTTGATGCTCTTCAGATTGAGATCGATTCTCTCAACGGACTGAAAGAAGATCAGGTCAAGAATATCACTACCACAATTAGTGATTTTCGTAGCAACACCGATGACACAAACATTGATTGGCTTGTTGATAGCACAGAAAAGTTCTGTCAAGAAAAAGCATTGTATCATGCAATTATGTCTTCAATCGAAATCATGAATAACAAGAATGGCTCTCTTACAACGGGAGCCATTCCCTCTATTCTATCTGATGCTTTGGCTGTATCGTTTGATCCGAACGTTGGTCACGACTATCTGGAAGATTTTGATAAGCGATATGATTACTATCATCGTGTGCTTGAGAAGATTCCTTTTGATCTAGAGTTCTTTAACAAGATCACGAAAGATGGACTGCCGAAGAAGACGCTGAACATTGCACTTGCTGGCACTGGTGTCGGTAAATCTTTGTTCATGTGTCACGTTGCTGCTTCCGCTCTCAATCAAGGCAAGAATGTATTGTATATCACTCTTGAGTTGGCTGAAGAAGAAGTTGCAAAGCGTATTGATGCCAATCTCATGAACATCACATTTGAAGACCTGATGGCTCTTCCGAAAGATATGTATGAGAAGAAAGCGAAGATACTAAAGTCTAGAACAAATGGCAAGTTGATCGTCAAGGAATATCCGACCGCTGGCGCATCTTCGATGCATTTCAAGGCTTTGCTAAATGAGTTGAACTTGAAGAAGTCTTTCAAGCCAGATATCATCTTCATTGATTATCTCAACATCTGTATGTCCTCGCGCGTGAAGCCTGGTTCTAATATCAATTCGTACACATACATCAAGTCTATTGCAGAAGAGTTGCGTGGTCTTGCTGTAGAGTTTGAAGTGCCTGTCGTTTCTGCTACTCAGACAACCAGAAGCGGTTTCACATCCTCTGACGTTGGTCTTGAAGATACTTCCGAATCATTTGGTCTGCCTGCAACGGCCGACTTCATGTTTGCTCTTATTTCTACCGAAGAACTTCAAGCACTCGGTCAGATCATGGTAAAGCAGTTGAAGAATCGATACAATGATCCAACTCAGAACAAACGATTTGTTCTTGGCATTGATAGAGCCAAGATGAAGTTGTATGATGTAGAAAATTCTGCCCAGATAGATATTGTTGATAGTGGTCAGACCAAGAACATTACGACAAACAAACCAGATGACAGAAAGAACAAGTTCAAGGCATTCAAAGTTTAATCATGGAGAAGAAAATGGATAACTATCATATCATGCCACTCAAGACCGACGATTTTGATTTCATCTGGTGTGTGATGGAAACATCAACCGATCAATTGATAAAGGCTTTTGAGTTTGAAGAAGAGGCTGAGGAGTATTGCGATTTCCTGAATGAAGGCGGTGCCTTTGATGGTTGGACTCCGCCGTTTATTCTACAGGAAGTTGTACTCACTCAGGACTTGAACCGAGAGTTTTCATCCTTTCTCTCAGCATGACGGCTCGGCAGGAAGCGGCTGGAGACGGGCGCTGGAGACGGCTGGTATGGATATATCTAGCCAATCCAACCCGCTCCAGCCGTCTCCTCCTGCGTCTGGATCGACCCCAATAAAATCAATCACTTAGCCGAACGATAAATCAAGCACTTAGCCCATGCTCTGGATGCATAGCAGGTATGCAAAAGGAACCCTTGAAAATCCGACTTGCCAACCCCATCTATAGTGTATGAGACGATCCAATGACTATCAGACAGACATGCGTTCCGCGCATAGCAGACTTGCGTTTGCCGCTCTTGATAATCTGATCGACCGACACTATATCCAGTCTATGAGAAAGAGAGATCCGATGACCCTTGATGAAGCCGTTGAGATTGTGAAGAACTATACCGGTTGCGGTAACCTTCTACTCGACGGTCTTGAGCAGATCAAGCATGAAATGCAGCAGGAAGATGCCGATGACTGGCTTAGCCAGCGTGAGAAAGCAGCTTACCGCCTCATCTGCGCCAAAATGCGTCCCCTCTTCTTTGGAGAATAACATGACCCTTGCTGAACACCTTGCCGCCCTCAATGCTGAAAAGCTGGCTTGGATCGCCGAAGATCCGGACAATCGTTGGACGGGTCTCTATGTCGAGGAACTTGATTTCTGGGCCGAGATGGGCGTCACGACCGTGGCTGAGTTTAAGCGCCACGAAAACGAGACTTTGTTCTGGGAAATGTACAAGGACGTTACGGGTTTTCGCCCGCGTCATGTCAATCTCAAGGACATGTCCGACGAGGAACTGGAACGCGAGATTGATCTTCTCGGCCGCATGATGGAAGATGAAATCAAGCGCGAGGAAGAGTGGCAGCGTCAGGAAGAAGAATATCGCCTTGAAGAAGAGGCGAAGCGGGCTGCGTGGTTGGCTGAACAGCCCGAGGTCATTGACTATGTTGCTTGTCGCTATCAGGAAGGTTGGCTCTAATGTTTAGATTTCTTCTCGGCATGGTTATTGGTGCCTCGGCCACTTCTGGTCTTGGACTGTCACTTGTAATGGGTGCTGTCGGTTTAGGCTTCATGGCGTGGGGCTTCTATGTGATGTATATCAATGGAGAGTTTGACAATGCTTGAACCTTATGAACGTTTCTTCATTTTGCGAAATGAAGACCATAGCTATCGCAAGGTCTACAATGCGCTTGGCCATGCCCGCAATGCTTGTTTCAAGATGAATGGAATGGCAAAGCTTAAGAACAAGAGTGAAGTATATACGGTGGACGAAATCGTTCGTTGGCGCCGTAGTTATGACCGTGTGGTTGAATCATCTGTCGTATATGGATAAAAATGAAGACCTGTCTGCATTTCGTCGGTTTCAAGGATGAGAGGTATCTGACTGCCGTGCGTTTGTTTGGGCAGCCAGATTTCATTCATCCTGGTTGGGATCTCCGCGCTTTTCGTGAGATTGCACCAGGCGATACGGTTGTGTTTGCAAATGGCGACCATACACAGACGCCGCGTAACAAGTCTTACAGTGACATAAAGGAATCTAATGTTTAAGGTGCAGAAAGATCAATTCAATACTGGTTTTCAAATCACGTTTGAAAACGGCTGGACCGTATCCGTGCAGTTTGGTCGTGGCAACTATTGTTCCAATCGTACTGAGTGGAATCCCATATCGGCTTCAGATCGTATTCTGTTTCAGAGTGAAGACGCGGAAGTGGCCGCGTGGGATGAGAACGGCATCTGGTATCGGTTCGAAAACGATACCGTGAAGGGCTACTGCAAGCCTGACGAGGTTGCCGACTTTATTGCAAAGGTAAAGGCATACGTATGAACATTGATATCAAGGGTAAGACCAAGGCTATGTGCAAGGCCGAAATCAAGTTTGCAACCGCATTCTTTGCTCAATATATCATGGGCACAAGACTAGCCAAGAATCTTGATATTGAGATTCAATTTGAGGATCAGGGTAAAGCCGAAGGATATTGTTCGCCTGTTGATGCTGAACGGCGTCCACGTTCTTTTGAGATTGGTATCAATCCCAAGTTGCGGCGTTTCAAGATGCTTCAGTGTCTCGCGCATGAAATGGTGCATGTTAAGCAGTATGCCCGTGGCGAGTTGTCTGCGGAACTAGTTACTGCCAAATGGCAGGGCAAGGTCTACAAACTTTCCAATTCTTTTGAGGACTATCTCAACTGGCCTTGGGAAGTAGAAGCTTACGGTCGTGATCGTGCGCTGTATCTGTTCTATCAGGTAATGCTGAAGTCTGAAAAGGTTAAGTTCAAGAACGGAAAGATGTATATCAACGGCAAGTTGATGGTGCAAAAGTAGTTGACAATCCTACCAGATAGTGTAATATATACATCATGACAAACGATACATGGAAACCCAAAGTTGGTGATTTGCTTCACGTCCGTACAGAGTACAAGTATGGATGTCGGCATGATAAGTATATCAAGAGTGGAAAGGTAATCGCAAGTGAACGACATGATCCCAAAGGTACTTTTCGTCTATACACTGGCAATCCTCAGTATCCCGTTTCTCTTATCTCGCTTGAACGGGTCACTGGCATTAAGCTTCGTAAAGGTGCAGTCTAATGGTTAGGTCGTATGAAGTAGATTTTTCTATGGTTGACAATCGTGCAGGCTTCATGCTATATTGTTTTGAAGAAGACGATTGCATCTGGGAACAGTTCTTTCTAGATAGTGAAGATGCACATACGCATGGCAATCGTTTTCTCGACGGATGTTATGTTCGTGGCTGGCCTTATGAGGTTGCTGCATAAATAGATATCAATGGCTCCTTAGCTCAGTTGGATAGAGCAACAGCCTTCTAAGCTGTGGGTCGCACGTTCGAATCGTGCAGGAGTCGCCAGCCCCTTTAGCCCAGCGGTAGAGGCAGTGGACTTAAAATCCATCAAGGGACAGTTCGAATCTGTCAAGGGGCACCAATTCGCGCCTTTAGCATAGCGGTTAATGCAGACGGCTCATAACCGTCCGATCCTCAGTTCGAATCTGAGCGGGCGCACCAATATAACGAGGACAAAATGAATAATCGTGAAGTGATCGGCGAATATGTCAAAGACAATCTCAAAGCTGAAATTGTGAAATATTCTTATGGCCCAAAGAGTGATTATCAGATCAACTTCTACGAAGATGACAAAATGATCGCAATCGAAACATATGTCGATCATAGCATTCGGTACTATGAAGATGCTGCCGAAAATTATATAAACGGTATCAAGAAAGTTTAACGGCGTGGGTGTTGGTACACGGGAGGGCCTTATAATCCCTTTAGCACTAGATGAGTGTTCTTGACTTGGTTCGAATCCAAGCACGCCGACCAATCATGATGAGGATGTGAAATGAACGAATGGTTTGATAGAGGATGTTTCTGTGTTACATGGGTAGGTTTCATGTGGATTGTAGATATGCTGTTGAGTAATACTGGTGTTATCACATATAGTGCATTGATGATTGGTGCTGTTACACTTGTTATTATGGGCCTAATCAGGCAATACTGGGCG